TAATGCTCCAGTGTTTGCCGTTGGTTTCCATCCATGCACTTTTTTGTGAACATCTTCAAGAATACCAAAAACCGACCACGCATTATCTTTTTGCCCTTGCGGAGCTCTCTTACTAGTGTTTGATAATTTTAGGTTGGCAATGGTAATGGTAATAGCTCCAACGGCAGTTTGCCTATTTATTGGAGTTGCACTATTATCACGACCTGTATTTTCAAAAATCAAACTAGCAATATCAATCAACGCACACGGAAATTGTGCTGGAGGTGCTGGGCTGTAGTCGTCTAATTGCCCCCAATCCTCGTCTACATATTTAAGCGCTGGTACTTCAGCAACTTTATCCTGAATAGCTTGTATAATATCTTGCATTATTTCTTCAATTTGTTATAAATATGGTCTTGTAACTCTAGCATATTTTTGTCAACAATATCCTCAATACGTTGTCTTACTATTGGGTGGTCTCCTATAAACTGCCTTTTCTCTATTTTCATTTTAGCGCCTACTTTCTGAAGTGCTAAGTTTTTCCATTGTTGCGCCTCTGCTGACAAACGTTGCGCACGCTCTCCTTTACCTTTTGCCGCTCCTGAAGCTTTGTAGTACATAGCCCAAAAAAAGCGTTTCATTTTGTCGGTTACGACTATTTCTCCGCCTTCGTTATTTATGGAGGCATAAGGCAATGAACTGCTCCAAGTTATTTGATTACTCGATTGCTTACTTCTAATGGAGCGTCGCAAGTTTCCAGAGCGAACCATTAACGAGCCACGTCTATTTGGTAAATTTGTGCCTCTCCATTTGTTCGTAAAAAAGCCTTTACGTTCAAAGTTTCTGTCAAACTCTTCCGTTAAATCAACTCGAATATCCGAGAGAACGTTTTTAGTAAAGTCTTTAATTTCCATTTTTCACTTTGTTTGCTCCAGCGACTTTATTGTATGGATGTTTAGGTGGCATCAACTTCTGTTCTTTACCAGGATTAAATCTGAAAATTTCAAGTCGGTTCTTGCCGTCCTTTCCTATTTCTGTTGTGGATTTCTCTCCCGCTTTAATTGATTTGTCCGATTCGCTTGCCTCGTACTTATCTTTCAGAACCTCGACCACTGTGCAACGGCAACGCCATCCATTTGGCGGATAGAAACTATTCCAAAAAGCGTCTTCTTTTGGTAACGTAATATCGTGCAAAGCTTTGTGGCTATCACGCACACGGTCATCGCTTGCCGTTCTATATTGTAAGTTGTAACGCTCCGAAGTTCCTAACTCAGACCATTTGGCAGCCATTTCCGACGAGTTTATTGCAAACTGGTATTCTGCCTCCAAGTACGTTTGATTATACAACACGTTTAATCTGTCGAACTCACTCGCTAATTCTTTGTATGGCTTAATAGTTCCGTCTTCATTTAACAATAATTGCGAAGCTTCAAAAAGTTGCGCATTGGCTTTTAAACCTCCAAACAAAAAAGCATCGCTTTGTAAAGCCTTTTGCATTTTTTCTGGCATATCGTTGTCCTTGATTCCTAAATTTAAAATGTCATACGTTCCCTTGATTAGGTTTTGGTATGCTTTTTCTTTTTTCAGGTCTTCAGGTTTGTAGCCTTTGTTCTTGTGCAACTGTTTAAAAGCCTTTAAGGAAGTGTTTAAAAAGCGTTTAAACGTATCGTTTAAAGAAAGATTTAAACGCTTTTTTTCGGCTTGGCAGTCGTTACAGCCACAATCATATAAATAATTTAATCGTGTATGCAATGCCCCGAAATAATCAGGGCTTAAACGAAAAAACCGTCTTCGATACTTAGCGATAATTTGTTAGCGGGTTCCGTTTTCTTAGCTCCTACTACTTCAATTCCAAATTTAGTCTTTACCCAAGCTGGGTCTACCTCTAAAAAGTTGGCAGCTTGCACCGTCATTTTCCAAAGCTCCGTTAAATCTTCCGTTGGATCAAAACCAAAACTTACGCCTTCAGGAACAATTCCTAAAAGTACAAGACCAGGAATAACTGTTGTGTTCCAGTGTTGCTCCAAAAGTGTTAAATCGCTATCAACTAAATCCTGAACAATTGAAATGCTTGCCGTTTCTTTTGCGTTAGAACCATTGGCGGTATCTTGACCTACAACAGCTCCAGAAATTCCCATCGACATTTCATTATTACAAAGCGTGATTAAGTTTTTGTAAACATCTCCGTTTGTGGTAACTCCTTTTGCAAACTCAAAACTTTCCGAGTCGTCAATAATAAACCAAGCGGCAGAACCCATGTCTGTCATCATTTGTTTAGCTCGGTTTACCATAGTTTTATCCTGTGTATTGGTTTTCATGACACGAGGCGGAATTCCGTAAATTTCGGCAAGTTCACTCCAACAACTTTGAGCAAAACGTTTGAACAAAACGTGTGGCACACATCCGTTCAAAAGTCCTAAGTCTTTATTGTCTCCAAACTCCATTAACCAAGAGCCGTACTCTTTTTGTTTTCGGTACTCCACTTTTTTACCGTCATCAGTATAATCAAAGAATATCAACCCGTTTACTGGGTCAACGTTTTGACGTGGAATTAATGTAGTGGTAAGTTTTTCATTTTCATAGTTTAGCTCAACTAATGAGTGTCCGTTATAAACGGTTTCTAAAATGGCTTTGTTGATTCCATACACCCAATTTTGGTTGTTCAAAAGGTCTGTAAGTTCCTGGTTAATCTTTCCGTTTTTGTCTTTAATAACAAAGGCTCTGGAAAGCGACTTTAACATACGGTTGTTAATTTGCGAGCGTAGGTGTAAATCCTTTTGAATTTCCGCATACAAATTATACAACGGATAACGTTTGGCGTTTTCTGCTGCAGTTGCTAATTGTTGAGCGGACAACCACTCTTTAATATCTTTTCGAGTTTGCGTAATTGTTTTGGGAACAATTCCAGAAACATAGTTTTTGCCTGTTCCTTTAACCTTCCATGCGCCAGCATTATTTGCTAGTTCAAATACTGGCATTGCAGTTCCGTAGGCTTCCGTACTTGTAGTTTCTATTTTTGCCATAATTAATAATCGTGATTAAATTTTGCTCTTGATCCAAATTCAAAAGGCTGTTTATCTCCAACCGTGTCCTCGTTTCTTACTAATTGCGGAAGCGATGAAAGATTAGTTGTTCCGTTTGCTATTTTATTGAACCAAGAAACTGCTCTATCGTAACGTTCCTTTGCCTTCTCATAAATAAAATCGGCATTACAAAGGTCTGCAATGTGCCATTTT